TTACAGCAGGCCCTTTTCCTTCATTATAGGTTCTAGTAGGAGCAACTTGCGTAGAGCCTCTTCCACCCACTTGCCATTAGATTGTGCCGTCTTCCACAGCTCAAGTGTGCGCTGTGCAATACTCTCCGGTGTCTCAGTAGCTCCTAATGTTGCAGCAACCGGCGCAAGATACATCAGCTTCATCCGTGCGGCTGCGTCCCATGTACCTCCTAGCTTGCTGCCAAGGTCTTGCACACGTTCTGCAATGGCGTAAGCTGCTGCACGTTTAGCACCTGATCCAGTACGCTGATACTCGACGCGCTCAGAGTACTCTTCCATAGACATGGTGTCAGCGACAGCTAGTTCGGCGTATAGTCGAGACCATGGAAACTTTAATCCGGGGCAGTATGGCTTATTAACACTGTCGATTTGATAGTGTCCAATGACCTGATGTGAGTTAAGTGGGATACGGATGCCATAAATGGTTTGAACCTGAGTTTGGATATACTTGTGCAGCCAGCAGGATGCCCAGAACTGCGTCTCGGTTAGATCACCATTGCGACCGTCATAGCCTTCGTGTTCGATGCTGCATGCATAACGGTTAGGGTTGCCTAGCAGTTGCTTTATGATTGACGCTGAGGGATTTAATATGCGTCCCTGTGTCCAAGCGTTGTCAGTCAGTTCCACGTACTGATGTATGTCACCGGCTTGGCTCACGCCGAAGTGTGAGGATGCGCTATTATTGGGATTGCTGAATGTATTGTACATGCTTCCCATGCTGCCAAGTGATATGTGATTGACGATTATCTTAGGTATCTGTCCATTGCGGCTGTCCTTACTGGGGACAATCTTTTTTACTATATTCATGCCGGTATCCTCCTAATGATAGTACTGGCTTTGATCATCAACACTTTGCTTGGTACTAGCTTTCTTGGGGCTAACCATGATGCCGACCACTGCAGCAATAGCAGCCGCACCATTGGCGATAGCATTTATCTGCTCGTCTGTAATCACATCAATGTTAAACGACTGCAGTATCAACTTAACGGCTCCTAGTACGGCCACTACGATCGGTGCTATGTTGTAATTTCTCATTAACGACAACCTCCTTTGATTGAATGCCACCTGTGATAATATTGATGATTTCTTTGAGTTCGTCTGATCCATGTTGCTCAATGTTTCTGTATCTCCACATGGTTCTACCCCCATATGGCGCATAATGCGCTCTTGGTTGTTCATAATGCGGCGCTGGTTGCCCATGTACGCCGTAACTTCATGGTCATCACTAAACATCCAGGGGAAGACTCGACGCAACCTGCGCTTCATCTTCCGCTGTTTGAGTATCAAAAAAACGACCGCCCCTAGTGATGATAAGGACAAGCCGTTTTTAAATAACACGCTTATTGTTTCTACTATAAAGTCGTACACTCGCCCTCACCTGCTCGGGAGTGATTAATAGTTTGTTGCGTATCTCTGGGCCCATCAACAATTCAATCAGCAGCAACGTATCGTCGTCAAAGTCGCTGTAACTGTGCTCTGATTTGTCGTATTCAATCATGTTCACCCCTCCACGAAAAAGGGACCTCATCGGGTCCCCAGTTCCTTCGATATTTCTTTCTTGGCCTTCTTACCAGCGTCTGTTAATGCCTTACCAGTGCGCTTAACTTTAGACTTCGTGGATAGGTCTGGTTTGATCTTACTAATGCGTTTAGCAGTCTCTTCGCCTTGGCGCTTGGAATATCGGCTAAATTGATCGCCAGTAAGCGCCTGTCCATCTATTTTTTTGCTAGGCACTCGTGGTGCTAGTGATTCGTCTCCCGTCTCTGTTATTAGGTCCACGATAAATTTTGCCTCTGGTGAGAGAGTGTAACGACTTGGGAATCCCGGATTGAGCATGATGTTAAATAAGTTATTGTCTTGGTAATGCTGCTTTGGCTTGCCTAACGTGTCGTATTGCCCAGGTAACGTTTGAGCGAGTCCAGGCACCTTAGCTTTGGCCTTGTTGAGCGACTGCTCGAATTTATCAGGAGAGTATGTTTCCCGTCGTTGGTTGTCGCCTATCTGTTTGATCTGGTTCATAAAAGTCGGCACAAAGGAGGACGGGATATCAGACAGAATATCCAGCAACTTATCTGTAACCGTTTGACCTGGATAGCCCTCTACTGCTCGTACAACACCTTGTAGCAAAGACTGCTCAGTCAATGTGTTAATGGCTCCACCAACGCTCTGATATGTTGCGCTACCAAGTCCAGTAACTAATGGCTGTCCATCCTTAGTATCATTCATATTTTTGTTAACATTGGCTCCAAGCGATACAGCAATTGATAATGGCTGCATCCAGTCGTAGTTGTACAGCAAGTCGCCCTCTTGTATCTTTGTACTGCTTGGATTAAATCCACTATCCACAAAGCGTTTAAGTGCAGTCATGTTTACTTGATACTGGCCTTTACCTGCTGATTTTTCCAACTCGCGGATGTCTCGGTCTTTGCTTGCTGAACCTGTTATTACATCATTGTCCATCAAGTAGTAACCTAGGCCGCTCAGTCCAAACGTACCAATAATTGCTCGAGATAGTGCCATAGTTGCTTCTTGTGGGTTTGGTTCAACATTCCTTAGCCATGGCTCGGCTAGTATCTTAGCACTACGCAGGAATCCAGCAGGACTATACTCAAGCGCCCTCATTAATATGGCACCTGGCGTCTTTGGGTACTTGAGTATTAAGCTCCCTAAGCCGAAATCTTTTCCAAGGTTAAGACCACGCTTGAATTTATGCATGCCCTTCGATATTAGGTTATTATCCTGCATTGTCACATACTTACCGTATTCGTCAGCCATCTGCATAATATTATCGTCTGCTTTAGAGATAAACTCCTGCACATACTCTTTGGTAGGTTTTAAGCCTCGGTTGATCGCATCTAACGTTGCCATCTCGCCCATGGTGTCATTATAGGCGCGCATATACGCTGCTGTATCAAACGACTTTAACGCTGCGCCTAGCGCCTTTTCCATGTACGTCAACGGGTTATACTTGCTTGTAAATGCTGGCGATGCAAGGTCATACTGAGTCTGTAGCCCATTAACGTTTACACCCTTCCATCCTGCCTTGGCACCTCTCATAAAGTTTCGCCAGTATTCGCCCTGGTTGTTGGTCCTAAATGTGACATAACGGGGACCACCTGTAAGCTTGCTACGTGCAATGTCAATAGGTGTCGATAGGATCTTGGACAGGCGCTCAGTCCGATACATTAATTCGTTACCAAGGACGTTACGGACCTGCGTCTTAGGGTTTAACAGCTGCCCGATCGTTTGAGCTGTGTCGATCTTTTTGAGCAGCCCAGGTCGATCAAGCGTCTGCAATATGGCCTGTAGATCCTGTGATGCGGTCGTTTTAGCCTCGCCAGACAATTGCGATACCTTAAATGCTATCTGTCGCATCTGTTCAGCCTCATCGCCTGATAGCTGATGTTTATTGATTACCTTATCTGTTAGACGTTCAGCCTGACTAATTGTGCTTCTTGTAATCTTTTTATTGGACAAGTCAAACGCTTCACGGCTGCGATCATATAACGATCGTAACGATGGTGCAATATCCTGTCCTAAGTCTTTGATCATCTCAGCAGACCAGTCCGCAAAGTTGATTGTACCTTTAGCCATCTTAGTAGCACCGATGATTGCATAGTCTGCCCAGATATCAAGCGGATTGGAGCTAATACGGATGCCTTTCGCCCGTAGTCTCTCCTTTGCTGCCTGTTCCTGTGCATCAAGGTAGGTTATAAGTGCTTCTTTAACTCGCTTGTCGCTAGGCTCATTTGGTGGTCGTGGATTCTTCGGCTTGCGGCCAGCGTCCTTAACAAACTGCTGAGCTTCTTCTATAAATGTCTTAACTGTTAAACTATCCTCTGGACTCAGCTTTTCGCCAGCTTTAGCACGGTTCATAATATCTATGACATTGTTTGATAAATCCTTAACTCCTGTCATCTTTTGCGCTGCTGCAGCAAGGTTGGTTAGGTCATGAGCCATGTTTTCAGATACAGTAACCTTGTCTACACCTTTTGGTATTCTCTCGTTCACACGCTGAGCAGTGCGCTGTGCATGTATCAATATACCTTCAGGGCTAAGACGGTTGTACATAGACAATGCTTGTATTGCCTGTCCTGCCTTTGTAGCCTCTGCTGCTGCCTTTTCTGCCACGCTCACTGCCATCTTATAGTTACCTTGCTGATTATAGTGATCAATCAACCGCTGAGCTGTAGCAGCCTTCTCTGCATCAAATTTAGTGTCACCAAGTACGTATGATGTAGCATCTTCCACGTTGCTATTTAATCGCCCATTAGCCTGACGCAACGTATCCGCATTCGTGATAGGCTGGTAGGTAGTGTCACCTAAGTTGTCTTTAAAACCTTGCGGTGTCTTATCACTACTTGATACAGTTCCTAAAAAGCCACGCTGTCTAGGTTGCGGCGGCGCTGGAGGCTCTTGTATCGGCTGCACTGTTGGCTCAGTACTCCTGCCGCGGCGCAGAAACTCAGGTATATCACTAACTTGTAGTTTTGAGCTGGCTTGATTGCCAGCATTATTTACACGTTCTCTAGCTGTAGCATAAAGGTCACGTTTGCTGGCATTAGGATTCTGCTGCTTGAGTGCTTTATACTCATCAATAACTCTTTGTTCAATACGCATTGTAGTCTCGTCCATAACCGGTGCTGCTCTATTTGTTCCCACATTTGCTTCTGGTCTACCTTCTGGCAGCCCACGGCGCGGTCCAGGTAACGCTAATATCTCATCGATCTCAGCAGCCGGCACCTTATTGCGCTGCATCAACTTTTTAATGCCTGATCCCAACGCACCAAACGCAAGATCACCAGCAGCACCAAACGCAGCTCCAAGTGCTGCAGCTCCTGCAAGCTGATCAACGTCTGATTCGCCACGCATAGCCGACTGAGCAACATTCTGGCCTGCACCAGCAAGTCCGCCCCGTACGGCCGTCTCAGCTACCTTTTGCCCTACACGCTGACCTGCTACTTTGCCTACTTGGTTAGCTATGCCTTGTGTAACCTTCTGCCCCATGTTGGTACGCATCATTGCATCAGCCTGCTTGTATGGTCCAGACAATAAGCTTGTACCTGGCATATTACCGGTTGCAGGGTTAGCAGCAAAGCCAGCAATAGATCCTGCCACGTCAGCCACTGTATCAACGGCTTTGTTACCTGTTGTCGGCTTAATCGCTGCCGTAGGTCCCACCATCTCAGCAGCTGCATGTCCACCTCGTGTTATAAACTGGCCTACTGGGTTCTCGTATAGCGCCCAGTCCACAGCTTGCAATAATGGTTCAGCAAACGTAGTCCCCTGTTTCTCGCGTGCTAGTCGGTTAACATCAGCCTGTGTGACTACCGTATTCTTGGCGCGGTCCTGTACACGTTGCTGTGCTGCACGATCACCCTGTGTTGATTTAATGAGATCAGAATTGGCGAGTGGGTTAAGACTCTGCACAGGCTGCTGTTGACTCATCATTTGCGGCAACGGCTTTGGCTGCTTTACTGGCGCTGGCGGTCCTAATCTTTCTGGTTTGGGCCTTGTGTCAGGAATTAATCCTAGATCCATCTTACGATTACGTACATGCTTCACAAATGGATCGTTTGGATCTGACTCAGGTTGTTGAACTTGTGGCATAGATGTAGGAAGGGATGGCACTCTGCCACCCCCTGATCGTAATAGTTCATCACGTTTTGCACTTACTGTCTTACTAAACGTATCAGATGTATCATTCTGACCACTTAATAGTTGTTGCCGTCTCTTCTTCACATATTCACTAAATGCATCAGCCAATAGTTTCACTCCCTGCCTGATAATGCACTGTAGAATTTATTTACTCCTGTTGTCCAGTACTTGTTTAATCCGCGCGGATCATTTGCAGCTCCTTGCGGTGCATATTTTCTCGCTATTGCATCAATAGAATTAAGTCCCTGATCGAAGTAATTCTTTTTTAGATTTCGTGCCATTGCATCAATTCCATCTTCAATGCTGTCAAACGTCATTAAAGATTGCCAATTAGATTTCGGGTCCATCATACCGCCAAGATTATTTTTATTACGTGCAGCATTAGATGTACCATTGCCTGTCTCGTGCATGGATATTGCAGCAAGTAAGGCAGGATCGATTCCATATTTTTTACCATACTTAGCAAATAAGTCGCCTGTATTGCTTAACACACCACCAAGAGCCCTATTGAAAGTAGCCCCACTAGCGTTTCCACCAGTGAGGCTACTCAGTTTTTTGGGATTGGTAATCCTGCATATGTGTAAAGCTTCTTCATTTCATTCTCAGGCAAACCAGACATGATAATAAAATCGTCGATCGATTGATGATTTAGCAAGTTTCCATCTTCATCTCGCTGGATCATACCTTTTATCACATTGTAGTAGTTGTCAGCAGTAGCCATCTTTCCTTGTCCCTTGTTATTCATCTGATACTGATCCATCATTTGACCATAAGAATCGTTGTCAAGCTGACGTTGGAACTGCGCTTGATCAAGAGCTATATTTTCCATCGCTTGTCTTGCTTGGATTGTAGGCGTTCCTTCAGGTATGCCAGTCAACTGAGACAATTCACTTGTTACATATCCTAATGACTGTGATGAAGTCCAAGCATTGTCTATAGCCCTTTGTCCGACGTCACTCTGTTGTTGCTGACCTTGCAATGTTAATGGGTTATTACCACGCTCAATCTGACGCTGATATCCAGAGTAATCCTTTTGCGGCGTTAATATTTGTCCGGACAACTGGCTCCAGCCCATCGCAGCATCATTATTTGCTTGCTGTCTTTGCACATCTAATTGCTGCCCTTGCAATGTCCGTAGTCCCGGATTGTTTTGACTTGCTGTGTTGTAGTTTACTACTGCTGCATACTGGCTAGGATCAACGCCTAATGCAAGCAACTTAGCACGGTATCCATTAGCTTGATTGCTTAATAGTTCGCGTTCCTGTGCTGTTATGCCTTTGGTCTCAGCTTGCTGTTTCAGCCTTAGTATGTTGTTGATCGCATCACTGGCCTCTGGTGAGACCCAGTTTCCTGTTAATCCTGCTTCTGTCACACGGTTATCAAAGCCTCGTTGATCCTCATTAGTGTACATGCCAGCTAATGACCCCATGTTTGCAAACTGTTGTTGGTCCTGATTTTGCTGATCAAGGTAACGCTGATATGCCTGTTGCATGAGCTGAGGTACAACCTCTGTCTCCACCCTGCCCATCTCTCCACTAGCTATCTCGCCCATACGATCGCTTGTAATCGTGCTGTTGAGTATGCCGCGGCGATTCATCTCTGCCTGAGCCTGTGAGTTGCCTACATCAATGTTAGCTTTTGCACGCTGTAAGGCAGCTTGATACGCAGGATCGGTTTCAATGGCATAAGAAAACTCTTTGTTGGGTTGATTAACTCGGTTCTTCATCCCCTCAAAGAGTTGTTTGGCTTCATCACTATACGATTTTGGTTGTGCTGCAGTTGTCGGTTGGACCATTGTTGTGTTCTGGCTCGGTGACTGTACTTGTGGTGCTTTGTATCCTAGATTCTGCGTTAAATACTTCTGTTGTGCAGATGTGTCCATACCCTGAAACTGCCGATTCTTGATCACATCTAGCGCCCTCGCCGTCTCGCTTTGTACATAGTTAGGGTTACTCGCTATCTTCATCTGACTTTGTGCTAGCCGACGTTTCATCTCGGTGTCTGAGTTGTTGTAATCTGCGCCACCATTTCCATATGGGCTAGGTGCTGGCGGCTTTGGCTTCGGCGCCGTTGGAACAGTTGGGACAGTCTTTTTGTTCGTTGTTTGAATCATCTCACACCTCCATTTGGGCATAAAAAAAGAGCCATTAAAAAAGGCTCTGTGACTGGCATTCTATTAATTACATTGTATCAAAGATGCAAAAAAGGTGCAATTATTTGTTCGCATATCGGTAAATTATGGTATGATAATAGTGACAATTAAATCGGTTAAGGGCGGGTGGCACATCTTCGGAGAAAGGAGGTCTAATTCCTTTCTAGGAGGTGATCGCCATGACAGTGTATGAAGCATTAACTCTAATGCTTGCATTCGGAACGTTCGTTGTTCTATTGCTGTCCTTCAATAAAAAGAAGTAACCCGCCCCCAGACCAGGTTGCAGGTTACTTCTTGACCTAAAGACCATCCGCTCTTAATGCGGTGATTGTCAGTGAGGGATCGTGTTCGCGCACGGTCCCTTATTTATTCTTATCGTAGCATATTACAATTTATACCTCAAAGACTATATGCAACGTGCGACAAAACGTGTCATATAGTCAATAACTACTCCATCACTTCTGCAACTCCGCCAGCTCAGCTTCGAGCTTCTTCACCTCAGCCTGAAGCACTTCAATATCTTTCTTCATATCTTGCATTGTTACTTTGAACTTTTCAAGACTAGAGGTCGTAAATACATATGGTGTATTATCAGTGTCATGGTAATAATATGAGTCTCTGTCATCACTTTTCTTTAAATTCGCGACAATGAATTCATTTTTAGTCAATTGTTCAGTTTTATCTGTGATTCTGTTCTTTAATTCTTTTATTTCTGCATTTAAAGTGGTAATTCTATTTTTATTTGCTGCTTCTTTCTCAGCTTTTTCTTGATCTTCTTTTGCTTTCTGAGCTAATTCTTCAGTACGTTGTCGATTAAATTCTTTCAATTCATCATTTGGCTCTAATTTGATTATTTTATTTTCAACTTTGACCTCCATCTGTAAGCCATTAGCTAAATCTCTAACAGGTAAGTAGCTTTTACCTTCGATGACTGCAGCCTCACCGATCTTCTTGCCTTGCAAGTTAACATCCATTGTTCCGCCCACCTCAAGTCCTACAAGTTTAGATGACGTTCCAAATGCTTGGGCAGAAAACATAAATAGAGCACCGACTATAAGTCCCATAACGAATTTTTTCATAGTTGCACCTCTCTACGTTTTTACCCACATTATACCATTTGTTTTTAGTTCTGGGTATGACTATGTGCAGGAATGCCCATCCATGTTACTGTCCCACCGCCTGCTACCATAAGTTGAGTTCCTGGTGCTATTCCTCCATTAAAGGATATTGACTGATCTGTCTGAATACCTTTAGCAGCAAAAGTTTGTGTAGCAGTTAAACCAGTCTCTTTATTCCTTAATCTATTCCAGTTTGGTACATCAACAAACGACTTTCCTTCAAGATATACATGTTCACCAGTTAAAATTATTTCCCTACCAAGCCCTGAAACTATTTGAATTGCAGCAGAACCAAATAATCTATATGAGTCTCCAAAAATAGCATGATAATATGATTCTGTTGAGCTAAACAACCCAACATAAGGTGAACTAGTTTCAGTCCTATATGTCCCAATCTCCACCGACTGAGTAGGAGACTGGTACGCACCAAACAGATCTTTCTCCGGATCCATGACTACTTTAGGATATGCACTATCCTTGGATTGTATGGTGGCCCCTGTCATTTTCACCTTGCCATCGGAGTTAACTGTAAACGTGTCATGTGTGCCATCGTTGACAGTTATGCCGTCGTTTTCAATAGTGACTGATGCGCCTCCATTGAGTTCAATGTACAGATGGTTGATGTTCTTCCAGTCGATGTTCTGCAGCAGCCAACTGAGCTCCTTTGACATCTTAGCCACGGCATTATGTAGCTGCTCTACACCATCCTTACTATTTGGATCAATACTATTTACATTAGGCATGTTGACAGCTGCCACATTAGTTCCCCCTTTTGGACACTTCTCGTATGATGCGATGGATTTTCACCTTTCCGGATCCGATGAGTTTGAGTCTAAACCACGTTTCAGGCGTGCGGACGATGACCGGTATACGCATGGACTGTATCTGCCCCGTACCGTTAGCCTCTGTCTTAACGTTTACCCATGTTCCGCCTTCTGTGCCGCCTGCATAGGCCACTGATAGCGTGGAGCCTACTTCTACGTCTGCGACGACCCAAAGCTTGTGTATGGCCTTTCTAACTGTCTCATCACCATCACTAAACGGCTTCGTCTCGATACTCCAGTTGATCACAGCACCATTGTCTGTTGTCCCACCCATACGCATGATCTTTCCATCAAGCGTGCCAAAGTATAGTGTCTGGCCGTCAAGAAAATATGATGTAGCAACATAACTCTCAACCCACCATGCACCAGTCTCAACGTCATGCTTCAGGGTCACATTAGGCATCGTGTTAGTACCTGTGACTAATGTCAGGTAAATAAAGCGCCCATCAAAGCCAGCGCAGCAATGATGGGCGTATGTTAAGTTAATGTTTCGCATGTAATGCTTGGCGTTGTCGCTCATTTTAACAGGTGTTGTGCCGCCTAAGTAACGGTATAAGCCATCAACTCCGAGAAAGTATAAGCCATATTTGGTTGGTAATATAGTGCGATCAGATACACAACCACCTTCTACAGGATCGTTCATTTCGAAATTAGTGCTATCTTGTCCAAACAACTCGTATATCTTGTCACGTTTGAACAGGATTACATGACCAGCAAACGTAGTAAGTCCTGTCGGAAGCAATCCGTCTGCTGACTCAATTGTGATTTTACCTGATCCAGTGTACTTATTGGTGGATGTCCAGTCACTAGCAAGCCTTAGAGCTGAGAATGACAGCAGGTTATCATTACGGTTCGCAAGAAAGAACCGGTTAGCATGCGTCGTCATAAACGCACTGTTAGCTGGTGCACTGCCTAGTGTGGTTAATGTGCTGCCGTCATATTCTCGCAACTGCAGCGCTCCGTCGATGAAATATAACTTCGATCCGTCAAAAAATTGTGCTGAGTCCCACAGTCGGTCATTGTTAATGTCACTATACTCATACACTGCCACCCAAGACGATCCAGAGAGCTTGTACAGGCCTTTACCATTACCACAGTACAATTCACCCTTAAACTTAAACAGGCGGTTAATATATCCTGTGTGTTGGCTGTGAAGCGTGTATCCCTCGCGAACCTGTACAGTTGGGTAAAGAGAAGAATCCATATTGACCACAGACGTTGTTTGGCTGTCCTTGATCTCTATGGATTCTACGGATTGATTGAGGCCGTCGGCCAGTGTTACTGTGACCGGCTTAGTTTTTTCTGGAGACGATGTCCAGTATTGCATGTGATCACCCACCCAACAATGTAGTATATAAGTTGTCCGCCATCAGTCTGTAGCCATCATCGTTAGGATGAACACCATCACTCAAAAATGAAGAATTGTTGTTAAATAACTGATAGTTATCAATCACAATGACTTTTTCACTGATACCAACATTTCTTATCATTTTGACAAGTTTCTGAAAATAGTCATATGAATCACTGGCGTACGTTTGAGGATATAACTCATGTACGTTATACACAAAGTTTGGTGGAATACATAAAATCGGTATAGCATTACTATTTTTAATGAATTTAATCATGCTGCAAATATTTGATTGAGCAACCTCGAATGTAGTTCTTTTATTGTTGTCGTATCTTGCATTGTTTGTACCACATGAAATCAGAATAGCTTGATACTTATATGGATCTTGGTTCAGATAATTTCCGAGTTCTATCATTACTTCCGTTGTATTTAGACCACCAATTGCAATATTTGTTATATTCAAATCTGGGATAACATTTCTTATCTTAGTACCGAATATTGATATCCACGTTTTATCATTTGAGCTTGCACCAATACCTAATGCAATGCTATCTCCTGCAACCAACATATCCTTGATATCTAATTTAAAATCGTCATACTTCCACTCTTTCATACAAAAGTTAGACAACTGAGAACTGCTATTACCAGGCATACTTGACGGTGGAAGTTGTATCCCAAATAGGCCTACATTGGAATCGTTAGACCCTACATACTCCAATACTTTTTTGCCATTAACAAATACTTGTACATAAGAGCCATAGAACTCTACTTCTAGGTTGATATTAGTATTGTCTTTTAACATAGCACTAGGGTCTATGAGCGTAGTCTGTGCCAAGACATTTAGAGAGCCATTCGTTGTTTTTGATATGATCACTTTGTTTGCATTCGAAGAATAATTACCTGCATAAAAGTGAGCACTGTAGTAATCTTTAAAGGAGTTTCCTCTGAATAAGATACCAACATAGGTGAGATTTTCATTTGATATAACAGGATTCTCCCAAATCAGCGATAGCTTACCATCCTGCATTTTGTAGTTGTTCCACAGACTATTTGTAACGTTCTCAGGGTTAATTTTAAGTTTGTTATCTTGCACGACCCAATCTTTGTTCTTTACCCCAGTATCGTCTGTTGGGTACCAGTTCCTCAGGTCGTTGAACGTATCAACAGACGTCATGATTTTATATGGCAGATATATTAAGTTCATATTTTTGCTTACACCAATTTGATAAATTTCCTCTGCAAATCCTCCTACAAACTTGGAGTTATCGCCAAAGAAATAAATACCCTCATAATCTGACAATTGAGTTACATAGTAATCGCCATGTGGGAAAAAAATTGTACTTCTGTTTTGTGACTTAGCCAATGATACTAGCGCTTGAAGTTGGCTTGTGACATTTGATCCATCTGGAAATACACCATATGCAGTTGCAATATAAAATGCATCCCCAAACATTCGTTTGTTTAGTTCACCGTTCCGGTATTGTGCAGCAACTAATTGACTAGTATGGCTCATCTACCACACCCCCATTACATCTTCGATTACTGGGTAATCAGGTGTCTCATCATTTACTTTATTAAACTCATCAATGATACCGTTGTATCTGGCTGCAAAGTTGTTGACCATTGCGATATCATTAAAGCTTTCGCAAATCTGCACAAGGGCACCATAAATCAGTAACGTGTGAAAGTCTGCATCCAAATCCGGTTCTAATGCTAAGTCAGATGTCGTAAGTTTTCGCGGCTCTCGATTATAGAACACTACCAGACCGCCTGTGCTGTCCTCTGATGGTGTTGGATAAATACCTAAATCATCACCATCGGTAAAGTAATAGAACGGCACGTTGGCACCTTTTTTTACGTCCTGATAGATGTACTCTTGATCATTGACCAGCACATCAATTACGTTTGATCTAGCACATGGTAGTGGATAAGCAAATACGTCCTTTAGTATGTCGTACCCCATCATAGTATTGATGCGGAACGTCGTCCTGAACAACTCTTGTTGTACTATGTTAATCTTGCGAATCACGCTGTTATTGGGTAGGTCATGTGAGTATTTTTCTTTTATCTCGTCAAGTATCTCTTGTAACGTCATAGTTTCACCCCTTAATAGACAAAAAAGCCCCATTACGGGGCCTTTGTCACATTACTTGATTTCCTTATCGGTACTGTTCATGCGTTTCTCGACTTTCCGAGTTCGTTCATATGAATCTCGGTATATTTCTGCAATTACTTTTGGAACCATTGTTTCTTTCCCGCGTTCAATAGGCCAGAACACACCATTAATTCCTACAACAACTACCTTATCGTCCTCATTAACAGGATCTTCGGGTATGTGAATTGGTACTTGTTCCATTTCTTTAAGCTGCTGTAGAGTAGACTTTTCAGCTTCCTTCGCCTTTTGCTCTTCGTTTTGTTCATCAAATTCTATTTGTTTAGCCATTAATAATCCCTCCTAAAAAGTAAAGGAGCCCGAAAGGACCCCTCATTGTTATCTATACAGATGCGCCTGACTCATATCGTAAAATGGCGAGTTCTTGCAAGCGGACTGCTGTAAATGCACATTTCCAAGCGATAGTGTTGAATTGGTTCATTGGATCTGCACTACCTGCACTACCTGCCGTATGGACGATGATATCTGGCTTACCACTTCCATTAATATCAGCCAGTCCATAAGCTCCACGTCCCAAGAAAATAGTACCGTATACATCAGCACCAGTAGCACCAGCACCATCAAATTCTACACCATTGTCTACTTCGACAAACCAGATGCCATACATCTTTCCAAGCACGCCGTCCATCCAGTGTTTTGTGTTGTTTTCGTTATTAGCCTTTTTCCACTCATCTGTTTGCATTAGGTCAGAAGCTACATCTACATGGATCAGAGCCACATAACCTGTACCAGCTCCGTTAGGCAAGCGAATAGGCTTAACTCTTGCTCTGCGCAGCGCTCTACGCGCTTTGATTACATCTGCCATAGTGATCTTGTCGGTAGCAGCTATAGTAGCACGAGACAGTTTGCCGTTTGCATACATAACATTTGTTCCTGCAGATAATACATCACGAACAATCAGGTCCATGGACTGACCAGCGTTTTCTCCCATAAGACCAGCTGTTTCTTGCATCAATGGATCATAACCGGCCAGATCAATAGGATCAGAAATCTTCGTCCAACTACCATACCATTTAACGGTTGCGTTGATCGCTGTGATGTTCAGGTCCACTCCATCTGGTGTTGTTCCCTCTGGCAATTCAGTTTTAACTTCTGCCAAGCTATTCAGTCGACGGAAGTTTGTAGTTGCACCTTTACGTTTTGGAATATTCTTTTTTTCACCGAATTCTGTCCAGTGCAACTCTGGAATAAGACGATCAAGCATTTCATCCTGGAAAAATACATGTTGTTCCGCTGTAAGTGCGTTGACACCTGAACCTGAGTTATAACCTTGAACGTTAGTTGGCATGAATAATCATTCTCCTTTTTTACATCCGTCGTCTATTTTGCTCTCTAAAGGTTTTTTTCTCTGCTGCTGACATAGCAGAGTAACCAGATGCTTGTTCTGGCGCATCAGCCCCGAGAGCACCTGTAGAACTGGCGGCGTTTAGTTGTAAATTGCGTATTGTTTCGTTTTGCGCTTCTAACTTTGCAGCGTTCAAGCGGTCCTCATACGATGATATTTTGTATGCGTCCTCTAACGAGTAACCGCGACTTGATGCTAGTTCGAATGCTGCTTGCTTGTACTTATCAAAATCAGGATATACGCCAGATAAACGCTGTATATCAGCATCAATACTGCGTATCATCTCTTGCTCTTTAATCTCTTTTAGCTGCCGTTCATACTCGCTTAGCTTCTGGTTTAGTGGCTGTAGGTGATTGCGGATAACTTCCTCATCCACGCCCAACTTTTCAGCCTCTTGTTGTATGCGACGTTCCGTTTCAGCTTGTTCCAGCGCTGCCATGTAGTCATCTGGGTTGTCATAGCCATAGTATCGTGCTGTACGATCCACCATTTGTTGGTATCGTTCGGCTTCCTTTGCTCGTTCCGATACCTTGTCATAGTTAAGGCCTTTTTGTACCCATGTAGACACTTCTTCGTCAGCGATAAAACGGTCTTCTTTGTTGTATTTAACAGTTATACCTTTGGGCTGCTCCTGTGGTGGGGATTCTTGCCCGTTATCGGTTGGCTCTGTAAACTCTTGTTGTGCCTCAACTACTGTATTTTGTTGCTCATAACCGCTTTGGTTGGCGGATTCTTCGTACATGTTAAAACCTCCTTGCGCTATGGTTGGCGCAAATTTTATATATAGAAAAGGCCCATTGGAATCTCACCAAGGGCCTGTTACATGCCAATCTCTGGCATCATATTAGGTTGTTGTACAGCTTCAGGTGGCACACCTTGTGGTGGCGGTGGTGCTATCATAGCTTGTACGAACTGTAATTGCTGTTCTGGCGTCATTGCTGCAAACTGTTCCTGCTCTTGTGGTGGCATTTGTGCAATCATCTGCTCAATCATGGTCACGATACCTTTTTTCTGCTCCAACTCCTTCATGAGTCGGTCGCGATATGGAACAACCGTCTTAGGAGCATAGCGTAAGTATTGCTCGTAATTGATATCTCCCCTAGCTCTCGCCTCATTAAGGCTAGAAAGAACTAAAGACTCACTATATGTTGATGATGGTCCAACATCAATCTTAAGATCAAACTCAACGCCACGGTATGAAGATCCATTGAACTCTGTAGCATACTCATCCCCATTATTGTCCTTTAAAATAACTTTTCGTGGCAAATTGTATTTAACCTTCCAGAAGTCCTCCCATATGCGTCCAATATCCTCAATTAGACTGTAAAAACGCCGCTTAATGGACTCAATTGGTATAGCAGCAGCCTTTTGGAGAAGCATAATTGCAGTGGCGTTTAGATCGGCAGATGGTGCTTTACCAGTGGCAGCTTCATCAGCGCCAGACATCTGCCGTGTATAAGAAACTATTGCTTCAACCAATCTCATAGCCTGACCTGATGTTGATCCTGGATTCATGAAGTCAACTCCAACGCTACCTGGTGGTGATCTATCCTCAATCATCTCACCAATTGCATTGGTAATTTTGCTTGGGTCAATAGCCCCAGCCTTGTAACGCAACTTAGGAAATCCTGTATTCTGTGCAGACATCAATTCCATTGCAAACATTAAATTGATAGCTTTCTGATTCGGGATCAAACCTTCTGTATCTCCGATTCCATGTATAGATTTCTTACGTCTTTTCCACTGCATAATAGCTAATGGATACCTTGTGAGACGTGTATTGATTGGCTTTTTTATGGTCATACCACTTGCTACCTTACAAAAATAAATATTACTTTCACCAGTTTCTTTATCCTTGCCTTTCCAGTATTTCGTGAACACTGTAACTTTTCCATTATCATTTAATTCAATCTTCGCCATATCATAGCCCTCATCTTGTGTATCTTTGTCAGGCTTGATCTGGGCCACCATTTCTGTAGACAAACCATTTGATCGAGCGTAATCCTTAACAGCCTTAATATCTTCTCTGCTACTTACGAGTATATATGGCTGTTTTTGAACGTTTCTCTGTTGTGGATTTCCAAAAAATACATTTATGGGATCAAGTATTTCACCTTCCATTTCACCAACCCATAAATATTTATTACCTCCTTTGAGATCATTGTCCCAAAAGTAGTGCCATATTCCCGTACCTGTGTTTGCTGCTATCTGTAAACCTTCTTCATTCATTTCATCCTGTTTGAGACGTTCCCAAGTTGATGCAGAGTAACGGGAGAATAACTCTCCATCATCATCTTCATCCTGTTGCGGATCCCTCTCTTGAGTTGAGTAAATCATGTTAATTTGCTCACTCATAACATTAGCTACCTTGTGATCTTCAATCATTTCTATGATGTTAAAGACAGGTCGAGGTAAATGTTTATTACGAGCAGTTGGTTCTGGCCACTGATCACTAGCTTTAAATCTCTCATACTCAGGCCATTTTGTTAGGAACCCTACCCTTCGGAAGTAACTCGTTCCCTCTTTGTGCTGCCTTTCTATTTCACCAGCTAGCTTATCGACTACAACATTGTCTTGCATCTACTCACCTGCCTTCTTAGCTGCACCGAAAAGATAATCATGCAAATCATTCTCAAACTCTTGTTTCTGCGCACCAGTGAGTGGCTGGGCGTCACCGATAAAGATACGCATCTTCTCATTGATGAGCTTGATCGTATCTGCTTCAAGGTTCGGTAGTTTGAGTAGTTCTCCCAGTCTAAGTGCTTCATCCATCGGTTGTTTCAACCTCCTTCAATCCAACTAAAAAGCTAAAATCCAGAGGGTCAATATTCGCTGAGAAGTGGCATATATCAAATTCAATGATTAAATCGGCAATGTTTCTTCCTCTTTCCTCTAAAGATAGCTTAGCCTTTTCATAAACTTCTTCTTTCCTTCTTTCAACATAATCTGATGACTCATCAGGCATATAGCGTCCCCAACTCAGATAAGTTTCATTTAATTTTTCTATCATTTTATCGCTAAATTCAGTATCTTTAGGCCATCTATCTACCATGACACATACTCACCTCCGCTAGGTTCGTCCGTCCGGAATGGGAACGGTGTGACTTGCTTGTTAGACTCTGGTATATCACCACTAAAGTAAATAAATCTGTTCAGTGCTTGAGACATAGCATCCACTTGGTCATCGTGTTTACCGTTAGGGAAGCTCGCGGCCTCCTCAACAAAGTCATGTATCCATTCTGCTCGCCTTGGTAGAAACACATTGCCACTCTCTATAAACGCCGATACAGCGTTAACACGGGCAACCTTACCACCCTCAGGGTTAATAGGTATGATGCCGCCTATCTCGCTGTGTAGCGTTGATATGATGGCAGAACCATTCGCCTTATCCTCAATCAACTTCCAAGCTGCATCGGGATGCTTTATGTGCATGTTTCGTATTGACTGTACAGTCGCCTTGAAGTTCATCCTTGCCCGTACCTGATCGATAAGGTACATGTTAGCCCTGTTCTTGCCCCATACCTGTATAACAACAAAGTCGCTGTCATCGTTGTCCTTAAACGCAGCATCAATGCTTATCAACTTAGATGCAATCGGCGGTAACACATCGTAATACTGCCACCAATCGCGTTTGAGCATGTTACCTTCTTGAGATGTAGGACGCCCCTGATACAACGCATTAAAACTGCTTGGATATGTCTTACGTACTGCAATAAAATCGTAACCATATTGTTCAGGCCATAACGGTTCACCCGGCGCACGTCCTAACTGGTCGTACTCCTCAGCCTCTAGTGGGAGGTTGACTATCTGCCATGGTAGTGGATTCGCGTACTCAGGATTTCGTAAACGCCCGCATAAGTCGTCTTCATGCCAGCGAGTCATGATGATGATAACAATAGCACCTGGATGGATACGAGTAGATAGCGAGTCCTGCCATTCTGCCCAATGCTTGTTCCTGATCGTCTCGCTGTTTGCTTCCTCGCGGTTCTTGATCGGGTCATCGACGATGATACAATCACCCCATGAAGAACCCGTAACGCCAGACATAATACCGCGAGATATCATACCTCCACGAGTCTTTTTACCATCCTTTGATATCGCCCACTCACTCTTAGAGCGTGTATCACCTGCTACATCAATTCCAAACAACTCAGGACCGTGCCTTTCAACTTTGTCCTTGTTCTTGCCACCAAACTTCTCAGCATAACCCTCGTTATAGCTTATCTCGATTACACCGTGGTCTGGAAAATGTCCTAGGAAGAAGCTCGGTAACGTCTCAGTGATGTGCATCGACTTACCATGCTGTGGTGGCATCGATATCTGGATGTACTGTATCTCCATCTGTATCTCGCCAGCAAACATTTTCTTTCGTTTCACCATTGCATCATTCAGCATGCGACATACATATTCACCATGCCTTGTGTATCCATACATGCCAGCGTGAACGTATTTTACATACTCATAATAGTCATTAGCTGCTTGGTATCTTTCCTCGTCCTCAAGTAGCTGCAGGAGCTCCAATTCCTCGGCGGCGGTTAAGCTCATCTATTCTCGCCCTCCTTTCATCTGGAGTCATGTCAGATAGATCCTGCGTTGTGTTGTTTAAGCCACCTGATAGACCAACTTCCTGTTTGTCTCTCCACGCTTGTGGTCGTCTGTTCTTCAGCCAGAATATTTGCGCTGTTGTGTCTGGTTGAACTTCTTTGGTTACTCGCTTTGTTTCAACCAATATATCTATTGGCCCTTTTTCTTCATCAATGACTGTCTTTAATTCTTTGGTAACTTCGTCGTATTGATAGCCAAGTGCTCGTTTTAATAATGCATTCTCTACCTCTACGTCAACGACTTCTTTCCCTCTTTTTAAGGCTGCCGAAAGTGCCGAGTGCTTCTTTATGTAGTCTCTCAATGTGGAATAAGCTATACCAAGGTTTTTTGCTATCTCCTCGTCTATTACCCCATCCCTTGCCCAAGCTTCTATAAGCAGGAGTTTGGGCTCGACATGTGAATAGTATTTTCCTTTCTCTTCTCCTGCCATAATGTTCACCTCCAGATAAAATAAAAAGAGCAGCATCATATGCTACTCCTCAGGATCATATTCTATTAACCAAACTCCATATTCATACTTAGCCTTTAATCTTCCATCTTCACACATGCGCTGAACCGTGCGAATATTCATACCTGTTCGTATTGCATATCCTTTTACAGTGGTCACACAGTCCAGCGGAGTTACTTTTTTTCGATGTAGATTGTGTTACCCATTCCATCTTCCCAACCGTTCACATCGTCGCCTGCGTCTAGATCAGAGATGATTTGTTCCATGGACTCCATATCTGGAGGTACGATTGTAGCAACTACTTCACCATCTTGGATAACTTCGAACTGGTGTAAATCGTGATCCATTGCTGCTTCTACTACTTCGTAACCTTCGCGTGTCCATGTCTTCATATCATTCTGCCCCTTTCACCTCATCCAGTTTATCTGGCTTATCGGTGTCGTATGTACGACTTGTTAATACCAATATATAATACTGTCGTACATACGTCAATAGGGTTTTAAAAAATAGTTTCACATTCTACAAAATAAAAACAACAGCCCATCTCGACTTGGACTGTTGTCTGTATAGAAGCAATGTGACCGCCGACTGCGCATTTAGCTATCTGACGGTCATCATGTACTCCTGATAATTTAATTCTAGCATAGACTACCGTGCACATACCGTGCATTTTCCGATTATTAAGAAACTTTTTTTACTTTGTCGAGGTTGATAATCTCAGGTTCATGAACAAACTCTAATGCTATTGCCAGCTTCTTCAATGCCTTGCGGTGCCACCTGCGTATTGTAGATTCATCTACGTCTCTAATCATAGCTAGCTTATGTTGTAGTTGAGGATTTCTGTCCAAATAGTGTCCTTGAATAACGAATCTCTCATCATCTGTAAGCACTTCATTTACTGCTCCATCTATCATTGTCACTATATATTCATATTGTCTATAATCAAGACTACTTTCGAATAGACTGCCTGAACTTAACCCAACTGGTGGACGTGAACCGTAAGACAATCCTCTTGGCATTCCTACACGTTCATCACTTACAAATGGAGCTATTCCATTTTTAATTGCGTAACAGTAGCTCCTGTAGTTCTTAAGAATTCGCTTTACACGTTCGTTATCCATATATTATCCCTCCTCTGTGTGGAGTAAGGACGGCCTAAGCCGCCCCCTTAATACCTGCTAATTGCTCCAGTTTGCTGACACGGCGTCTCATTTCTTCCTCAAACGTTTCTGTCTCTCCATCCATCGCCACACTAGATCCTGTTTGATCCAGTCCGTTGACTGCCCCCTCGGAGGGTATCACGGGAATAGGAAGACTGCTTTCAACCAGTTTAGCGGCTTCTTCAGCTTGTCTTTTAGCTTCGGCTTCTGCCCGAAATCGTTCTGCCTCTTCGGCTGTGACCTCCCGATACTTCCCTTCTCCCATAAACGAGAATTCTATATATTCACCTGTTTCTACTAGTTCTGCACCATATCTTGATCGTAAATTATCTAATGGTCGTTTATTAATAATTGCTGGCCTGTTATCCTTCCAACGTTTCATGTATTCTGACAAGTTTGTGTTGAGGTTAGTGTCTATGACCTTAACTGCTTCTTTAGCATCGACTGCCTTTTCGTTACGAAGGTCATCAATTTGACTCTTCAAACGTTCGATCTCTGCCGCAGCTGCATCCCGTTTGTTACCTGTTTCCTCTAGTTCTAGTCTCACAATAGATATTTCCCTGCGTAGCTCCGCATTTACGCTAAATACCTCATCATGACTTTTCTTCAACTGTTCATTCTCTTGTTGTTTTATCCATAGTTTTCTATCATATTCAGCTAGTTCTTTTAATCTCTGTTTTTCTCGTTCGGTCATCATCATTTTTATAAATATACTTACTGCTTGATATGCTGCCTCTGCACTTTTGTTATCCTCGTTTAAAAACATGTGCCGTAATGGGATACCATCGATCTCCATCTCATCCATGGCACCAGCAATCTCGCTAGAAGCAACCTCTAAACGTTGTGCTTGCTCAATGCTCTGTATCTGCTCGTTAAGTGCAGCTATTTTGCCATCGTCCTTCAGGGCTCCACGTTGATACTCTGCGTTTAACTCATGCCGTAGGTGTTCTATGCTGGACTTCTTCTCTGACTCAATTTGTGTTCTCAAAATCTCCACTGCAGCTTCATCTCCGTTCATTACTGCCATTTGTAGCTGACTATTAAGTTCATTGAGTTTGTTCACGTTTACGCCTCCTAGTTTTCGTATCCGAATACAATGATTTATGGTTCTATTATACCACAAATTGTTCAATAAAACCTTATTTTTCGTCGTTTTACTCATTAATTCTCTATAATTCTTTCATTATCAACAATTTATCACCAGAGCTTCTACACGCCTTGTGGTGACGTTTTTGCACTCGCACGAATGTTTCATCATCTAGTATTCGTAAAACGCCACACACCTGCTCAGAATCGCTCACAAGCACATAATCACGTCCTGCCTGTATCCAACTCCCATATAGCCAACTATGCTGCATTTTCGTTGCTCAACTCTTCTACCTCGATTTCGATGCCTGGTATGAGTGCGTATCTCTTTTGTGACTCCACCATCACTACCTGATTATCGTCCTTCCAGAGGATGCCGTTGGCTGCGTCGAACACTCCCTTGATGAGATTGTCTATGTCTGGCTTTTTGGCACAATGTTGACCTACTAATGCGTGTCGGCGCTTGTGTGTCCAACTCTCTGGTATCAACATGTGGAATGTAACCTTTACCGCTATTGGACCTAATTTAGCTGCTGATACGGTCTGACGCATCTTATATGCTATCTCTTGCTTGTAGTTGAGGTATCGTAGTGCGTTAGGGTCCATGTACTTACCTTTCTGAGTCATCCGTACGGCTCCCATTGGCTTAATGTTGATCCTCATGCTACGTCTCCTCTCTTCCTGCGATGTTTGTTAGGATTAGGGTTGCGAGGTCCGTGATTGGCCCAATCTTCATCTGTCATCTGGCCTACAGTTAATGATTCTTCTGCCCGTCGCATTTCTGCGCGATCCAATTTAATAATATTGGGATCAAACGGACGTGCTGTGTGACGATATAGTTTCATGATTTTACTCTCCCTTCGAGTTGATTTATTCATTCTTGGTGTCTATCTATCTCATCTTGGTAACGTGCTTTTCTAGCATTGCTCTTGGCCATCTTGCGACAGTTTGCTAGGATCGGCATCATACGCCGGTATATACCCAATCTAGTAAGCGTATCATCGTCCACGGCTTAGCCTCCTTAGCTGCTTTGGTATGTAGTGCCGGCATGTCCAGTACAGTGCCCATGCGTTATCCATGTATATCACCTCATAGCTTGTCTGACTTGCTTTCAGGGCTTCTCTCTAACAACCACCTGTATATCATCTTAATACCTTGATCTACTCCATCGCCTGTATTTCTCCATGTCATTACCTCAGTAGCTTCTTTAAGCATCAACATTAATGAATCGTACTTTTCTTTAATATCATTTGCTCTCTGCTTCTCTCTGGCTGTCTCTTCGCAGGCTGTTAGGTATTTACCTTTCCAGTACCGCGCATCGATTTCAAGGCTTATTACGCGTTCTCTGAGCTGTTTAACATCCTGTAGCCAGTATGCCAAGACATCTGTATCGTCTCGTATCTCTCCATGCATGGTTTTTATCGGAAGAGGAATGTTGCATAATGTTTTACCATGTCTCATTATTTCTACGTGTTCCCAATCTTCTTGCCAATCACGTTCAGGTTGCTTCTCCGACTCCCTCCGATTATCCCTTTCTTTGAAATCATCCCAAAACTCATTTAATGTTGGCATTTGTATCTTCTCCTTTCAGGAGGTGTGGGTGCTCGTATATGTTGCCTATGACAGTGATATTCATAAGATCGTCTAACCATTCATTTCCGTTGGCGCAACGAACAATAAATCCCGATCTTTCGTTATCCCATTCCACTACTCCACGACAGTGTTCATAATCCTCGATGTCACCATGTTCGCTTCTAATCGGCTCTATCCATTCCAGAATGTCGCCCTCATACCCTCGATCATTATCACCTGTGTATTGTCCTACTGTTTCGGGATCTACTTGTATAAGTTCGTTGTCCGTCCATACAGTACAATCATCAGCAAATGACCGTATTTCAAGCTCATCTTTAATTTCCATGATCCAACAGTTTGAAAATACAGGAGGTTCCCCACATCCGACTTCATTATTCATTCTTATTAAATTGCCATATACCCACTCACCGTTATCAATCTGTTTGCCTCTAAACTTGATTGGTCTACTCATCCCTGAACCTCCAGACTAAGCACACTTCCAATTTTAACGAGTTTGTCATTGTCAGCAGCTGATAACCAAAACGTCCCTTTGCCATCCGTCATTTCAAAATGACCTTTACTGTTTTTTCTGACAAAAATGCCGATCCGTCTTGGATTTTCGTGGCTGGCGTAGTCGTTCTCAATAAGGTCTCCAAACTTAAAATTGTATCTTGGTTTGATAGCTCTACTCATCCCCTAAGCTCCCTTCAACACTCGATATGCAACCCCAAGCGCTTCACCCATTGCATAACGTTCTGGAATTCTTCGTATATACTTGTCATATAAATCACGTTCAGCAAAGTGTAATGAGTTCATTAGTTCGTCCCTGCCGCACAGATGTCTTCCCATAAGCTTGTCACAATAGTCTTTATACGCTTCTTTGTGATGAAACCCTAACAGTTCCCAAATCTTCATGATATGTCTTCTGTGCTGGCTGGCTGTGTACGTCTTTATAATCATTACAGCCAGTGCTTTATTTTGACTCGCTCTCACATAAAGGTCTTTGTTAAACTCCCGTCGTACTGTCTTGTACTTGCGTTTGATTTGTTTACTCATCCTCTAAGCCCTCCAACTCTTCCATTCTGTCGCACCCCAAATCAGAATAAACGCAATTGAAATCCACAATTCATTCATTCCTCTGTACCTCCTGACTCCATCATGGCTAATATAGCTGCTTTGGTGATGGCTTCTGGGGCTGTAATAAAAATCTCGTGTCGATATGGCCTGAATGGTACTTCACCAAACCTTGCGTAATATCTTTCATAATGAAACTCAAGAACGAATGAGTTATCTATTCTTCCCCTGCTAAGTTTATCTACTAATTCAAATGCTGCTGAAATATCTTCTGAATACCGTTTTGGATATGTCGACAGGTCCCCGTACTTAATCCATCCGTTTCGATGAGTATTGACCTTCGCCCCCATCACGATAACTCCAGCTATCTCATCCAGTTCACTCCCTGCTGGCATACTCAATATCTGCTCTCTTGTATACTGTGTCATGACTCTTCCTCCTCATCTTCAAAATCATCATCTGCGAATTTCAGAGCATCCATAATATCCAATACTTCCCCGCCTTCTAACGCTTCAATAAGATTATCAGGCAACATCTCGTATTCGAATGATTGATCTAATCCCCTACTTCCGTATTCAGTTCTTACATACCTTTTTGTATACTCCTTCCCTTGCCAGACAAGTGTCTCTACATATCCGTCGCTAGTAATTTCGGTTTTAAATGTGTTTGTCATGACTCTGTTACCTCCCCTAGAATCTCGTAATCTACAATTTCTGCATCTTCATAGCGAGGGCTTTCAAAACCTTCATTAAAACTTTCTATCTTGCACCCTAAGTTTTTTAGACTAGACACAATATCAGCTGCCGTGTAAGCAATTGCCTCTGCCTTGTCAAGATATTCGTCAATTGTTCCTGGAATGCCGTCTGGAATCTCAACAATTGCAGCTTTCCGATATTTCAATTCCTCTTCGATTACAATTTTCACTTTAGCCATTTTATATTTCCTCCCCTAGAGAATCTCAACGCTATACTCTTTAGATCCGTTTTTTGTGATCTGATGTATGGTTACCTTCGCTATCTTGTTGTGTACTCCAATCCGCTCACATATAAGTTCTTGTGCTATTTCTACGGTTGGTAACAAGCACTCACCATCCAAGTCCATCGTATAATCATCAATTTCAAAATTGTAAAAGAATGAACTGTCACTCCCGTATACTACTGCGTACACAATCATTAGCTTGTTACCTCCCCTTTATCCCCTTGTATGCGTTGTATGGCCGCCTCAGCGTTACAACATATTTCTATTAACTCAGCATCACATGGTCTATATGTGGTAAGTCCCTCGTTCCACCACTCGTCTAGTTTGGTAAGTACGTTTAGTGCGTCTTGGAGCTGTGTATTTAGATGTCCTATTTCCGTTTGACATGGCATAACGCCGATTGTGCAACTATACGTATCCATTCATGGTTAATATCTATTTCCTTGTCTGTCATTTCTGTTATCTGATCTAGGGCATTGATAGTTTCTGATTTGCTTAACGTACTTTTATTCATTATGTTCACTCTCCTTTGATACCAAGCATGATTACTCTCTGTCCTGCTTCTTTCCCAGACACTACAAAGCCAACAACTTCATGAGATTTTCCATTGCCTACATGAACAGTTTCTGAGCCTTTTGAAACAATTGATTTTGCTAATTTTCCAATCCATTCATGAGGCATCTGTAACGTTTCATTCCCACCATCTTTTATTAATGCCATTATGTTAATCAATCCGTTATCCCCCTTAGAACTCAATCTACTTGCCTGTAGGCTATTGCATCCCATCCACGAGCTTTAAGCTCATCCACCATAACAATAACGGCCTTGTATCTCTTATCAGCCATGCCGCCGCATGTTGGTGTTATCATGTATCCTTGTCCGATCCATTGGCGCTTGCAGCGACAATACAATCCAGCCTCTTGTATAGCCTTTAGCACCTTAATTTCCTGCTGTCGAGGAATCCGTAAAAACACAGAATCTAAGTTTGCAGACCCTCCATCACTTACCGCCGCTGCTGCATCCTTAGCAGCTTTATTTGACTCTATCAAATCATTTATAAGTTTTTGCCAATCCATATCTATCCCCCTTATGAAGGTTGCTAGCTGACTTTTTGACAACTTCGAGTTTCTGTACATACGTAAATCCGTCGTAGGCCTCTCTCACTTCTTCGGGAATAGTTCCGCTGTCATCGAAACTTCCTTCTAGTTCAACGAGGTTATCCATAAAATTCAAATTACAATTAGTTAACCATTCGACTACAATACGCTGATTCTTGTTCATAAAAATGTCTCCCTTATATTTCATCACCGCGTAAAGCTTTCCACTTGTGTTCCCCAAAATAGGAAGCATTGTACTCGTACTCTTTTCTGCACTGTAAGCAAATTAAGTAGCCATGGTTTGCATTAAACTCAACACCTTTGTGAACAGGTCTTTTTGCGAGCATTCCGTTCTTGAGTATCTTGTACGTCATTACTTGTCCTTCTTCTCTTGTAAAAAATAGCTCTGCACCACAATCGCATATTGGCTTGATATATTTAGAAGGCACTTGTTATCCCCCTTAGAGGGCCATAAGGCCCTAAACTGTTATTTTTAACTCTCCACGTTGATATCGTTTGTACTCTTCATCATTCATAGTGTATTTCCGCAGAGATGGCATACATCATATTGCGGCTCCATCACTGCTTCGCCCGGAATGTAATCCCATACTTCGCGGATGAATTCTATCTTTTTATGTTGGCAAGTTTGTCGGAATTGTTCATAGCGTCGTTCGCTATCTTGTTGCCTGTAGTGGCACTTAGGACACTTGGTTTTGTTCACACCTATGATGATTTCGTCTCTACCATCATAAAAGTGCATTACATTTCTTTTGTGGTAGTAAGTCTCACCCTTTTCAAATGAGCAACCACAACAATCACAACTTCTTTTTAATTTCCGACTGGCTATTTTCCGTTTCACCTCTTATCTCTCCCTTTAGGCCATAAGGCCTTAAAATACTTCCAGCTTTAGTTTCTTACGCCGCTCATTGGTTAGCTTTGCCTTAGCTTCCTTGTGATTGATTGGATGTACAGGACGCGATATAAACGATAGTTTCATGTCTGTTCCAACAAATTCTATTTCCGTGTATTCCATGACCTTGTAAGTTCGGTCTTTGTAAACGTGCAGAGTTCCTAATTGTATTGCTTTTAACTTTTCACTTTCGAATTTATCTTGGGCAACAAATTCAACACCATCATTATGATCGTAGACATGAGGCCTTGAGGTATAACCTGTTTGGCTCAAGTCCTGTACCGTATACCATATTGTCATCAGACCGCCATACAACTCATAGCGTTCGATACCCAGTACAAGATACATCTTGCCGTCATGCTCGAATGTGTCCCCTATTTTGTCGGGCTGGCGGAATGGTCTAAAGCGATATTTAACTGTTGTAATTACCACATGCTACTCCTCCCCAACATGTGTTATCTCTCCTCGTTGTCAAATAATGATTTCGTCTTCTACTGAGTGAGTAAAATACTTTAATCTCGCTTCCCTGGCTACTTTGGCTGCTTCAATCTCCGTTCCATAGGTTCCGAGATAGATCATTTTCCCATTCACTTTAATTCTGGCTATCCATTTTCCAGTTTCTTTGTTCTTGGAAACTCCTCTATATTTAGAAGAACCGTTTTTCCGTCTCCTTGTGTTTTGCTTATTTTGCGCGTCCGTTACTACTCGCAAATTTCTGCTTCTCCGATTATCTAACGAGTCTCTATTAATATGATCAACTACCATTCCTTTGGGAGCGTCGCATAGGAATCGATGTAATTGAATCAAGACGTTTTTTCCGTTCTCTTTCAAGGTGGTTTGTACATAATAATTGTTGATGTCAGGATCATAACGAGCTCCCCAGCTTGTTGTAACAGAATTGGCCTTCTCGAAATCAGACAAGTCAATAATCGTTTCTAATTGTTTCCCTCTATGATTAAGGTAGATCACTGCTGTATCACTTACGATTTTGTATTCATTTCTCATGTAATTACCTCCTATTCTCCCTTGGCTGTAGCCCTCAAATTGTTTCTGCTTATCTACCTCTCCCTTAGGGGTAGATATCTAGCCTGGTCTTCTAAGCTGCCGTTCTTCGTCAAATTGTTTAGCCTTCGCACGGTAGTGCTCTATTTGTTCTTGTGACATGCCGTGGTCTTTTATATCCTCTTTTACTATTGGAATAATAGGTTTTGATGGTTTGTTATACTGTTGATTGCGATTATTACGTTTGTTTAGTTGTTGCTGGAATTGAATCTGATCCTTGACGAACTGAGCCTTTGTCTTAATTCCTCTATAGCTGCAGTTCTTCAAAATTCTAAACACTTCACCTATATTTTCGTTTCTAATTTTTACGGTTTTCACTGTTTCTTCAAAAAGTCCATACTCCGCACCTTGATTAAGATATCCATTAATATCTTCACACTGGAATGAATTAGGTTGATGAAAGTTCCTTTCTAAAAGGTCATAAATTTTTGTGTAATCCTCGCTATTAGAGAGAGGGGTATTTAATAATTCTTCAAATTCTTTACGTTCTTTAAGTTCTTTTAATTCTTTACATTCTTCTTTGTGGTCGCTTGCTGGTCGCTTGCTGGTCGCTTGCTGGTCATTCTGATGGACATTTTGCTGGTCGCCTATTGCTGTATCTCCTAGTGGTAGCAATGGTTTTTGCTGGTCACTTTGATGGTCGTCTTGCTGGTCAGTTTTCAGCGCACTTTTGGCCGTATCTTGACCGACTTCATTCGAACCTTTGACAAACTCTGAACCGTCATCTTTTGGTGGCTTCGCATATTTTTCATAGTTACATATATAGTAGATACTAAATTTATTTGAGCTGCGAACGAGTTTCAGCATCTCCTCGTTTAATAATTTATCAACGAGTGTCCTTAATCTGCGCTCACTAATTCCTAAGCGTGTACTCCACTTCTTTCGACCATAAATGAATTCACCATAACCCAACTCAACCAATTGCCCATCAAATAACTCAACCTTTGAATCGCTAGAAAACTTTGCTCTAAACAACATTTCAATCCAAACCTTTAAGTATTCTGCATCCTGGTAAATCCAATGTTTATGTAGTGCACGATGCAGTTTAATCCATCCTTCCATAAGGCACTTCCTCTCGTTGAGGTCAAATTGCCTCCTCTCGTAGTTGACGCTTATAGCGTATCCCTTCTGGTGTTTCGTCTAACCATTTATGACACTCCGTACAAAGGTGCAGGAGATCATCTACAGTTGTCCTGTGTTTAAGTTGCTTCCGTCCAGTAATGTGCGCCCTCTGGACTGCTCTAGCGGCGCTACAACGCTCACAGACGCTGCCTGAACGTGCTTTAAGTTGCTTGTCCACCTTATCGCTGATGTTGCCCATTTGCCTCTGTGTAGGTTTGATACGCTTGCGCTGTAGCTGCTGTGACTTTGGATATGCTCGTACTGGTTGCATAAGCGCCTCCTAGAATGGTAAGTCGTCGTCTGATATATCAAGTTGCCCCTCACCTTGAAACGGATCAGCTGTACGTTGCGCTCCTGTTGGTTGCTGTGACTCGCGGTTGGATTCCAGAAACCGCACGTTGTCTGCTATTACCTCTGTGACAAACACCTTGCGTCCATCGCCACCTTCATAGTTCCGCACCTGTATGCGGCCTTCCACGGCGCACAATCGCCCTTTACGCAGGTAGTTTGCTACTGTCTCTGCAAGCTGCCGCCATGTGACGACAGGGATGAAGTCGGTTTCACGTTTGCCGTCCTGACCGGAAAATGGCCTATCAACTGCAATTGTAAATTGCGTTACCGCAATACCTGCAGGTGTGTAGCGTAATTCAGGGTCCTTTGTAGGTCTCCCGATCAGAATAACTCGATTTAGCATAGTTATGCTCCCTTCTGCTCTGTTTCTTGTTTAGCCTTCATTGCATCTATTAATGTCTGCAGGAATGCCTCAGCCTGCTTCTCTGTAATCGCTCCAAGCTCAGATCCATAAAGTTTCTTTGTTTGTGCATCAATATGCTCAGGGTTTTGTCCAAGCTCAATCCACTTCGTGCTGATTTTAACCAGCATGTCCTTGCTGATTAGCTTTTCTCCTGACTCCAGCCACTCCAGAAGCTGTTTACCTGTATCAACTGTAGGAATGAAGTATTGTCCATCAAACAGTCCTGTGCGGTCCTTGGAGACAGTAGCCATGTGGTCTGCGGTCAAGTCGAACACAAGAGTAAATTCATACTCTAGTCCGTCACGTTGGACTGGAGCCATACCTACCTTGCGCGGTACTTGTTTGCCTCTGTCATTTTGTTCAAGGATGTACTCTGTCTTGCTTCTCATTGTGGCGTAGATATGACACTTAGACTTTAAGATAGCTTCAACAAACTTGTTTTGCTTCGGTGTCATCTCACCCCATGCCGTATAACTGTTTCCACCCTTGGCCTTTGCAACTTGGTCTTTTTGCTCCAGGATTCCGCCTTCACCAGCCCATGCGTGGGAAAGCGAATCAACTATGATAGCCTCAACGCCATAATCCTCAAACGCCTTCAACGCCTCAATGTACTTCTCAGTCGTGTAAGGTGGCTCGATATCAATCTTCGGAAACTCCGGAATATGTACGCCTGCCTTAACCGTCTCAGCGTACAGGTCAGCACTCTTGTTCTCAGTGTCAATTAGCCCAACCTTATCCCAGTCTCCAGTCATCCCATACGCCATTAACAGTGCCGACAACGTCTTTCCTGATCCACTTGGACCAGATATCCCGACTCTCGCCTTCGTGACCTTACGCTGCGCCTTCCGTATTTGTACCACGCTGCTTCGCCTCCAGTTCAAAAGTGATAACCATACGCTCATACGTGTAGTTCAGTGGGTCTACTGGGCCGTACATACCTTTCATAAACCCGTCTAAGTCCTCTTCGTGTGAAAAGTTTGCTGCAGCTTTTAAGCTGTCTGTCGGCTCACACCGCAGCGTAAGAAAATATCCGTCAATATGCTTCGGAACATATCTGATAATACTTTCCATATCCGTCCCTCCATGTTATAATTGGCCTATCTCAATTATTAAGCCCTTGACTTGGTCGCGCCTGAAACGCGGCCATTTCTCTTTTCAAGAGCCTTCTTCGATTGATTGCGCACTGTTTAAACATTGGCGGATTTTTTCTATTCAATCGTGCCAATTCCACATACAGCCTTGATCCTTCCGGTATCGTCATGCCGTCATGCGCCCCTCCAATTGTTTAGCAAGTAACTCACGACGTAACTCAATATTCTCTCGCTCCAATTCTGCAATAAAATTCTGAACATCTTGCATTGTTTCCAAGATTGGATTCAAGTCATGTTGGATGAAGTTCGCCACATCCACTAACATCGAAGGCGCCGATTGCTGTGATACATTCGCTTGAAGCTGCAGAAGCTTGTCTATAGCTGATTTCATAGTAGTTCTACCCCCTCGTCCTGAGCGCATGTCCAGCAACGTAATTGCCCGTTAATCCGAAACTTTGCGAAGCATCCGCAATCGCATATACGCTTTGTTGTTGTAGTCGGCATGTGATAAATACGTCCTCTGTCTGCCATAACCATTGGATTTTCAATTTCAAGTCTGTAAGCTCCCATCGTTATTCCTCCCTGTCGATCCGTTTTTGTACTGCTATCATCTGCTCAAGCACAATCTGTAGTAACCGATCCACAAATTCCTTTGCTAGCACATACTGCATTTTGTCGCTAGCTGAATCGTATATCTTTAAAAACTTGATAATTGCGTTGATCGCCATCTTCAACGGCTTGTCCTCCATAGGAAGGGCTATACAGCCTCCTCCAACTCTGATTTTTTATCGATAATGGCCCATCCTGCTTCATGCATATCCTCAAGTACCTTGTTTGCTTCCTCTGCTGTCTGTGCGAAGTAATCACTGCAAATATGTACCACAGACTTACCTACCTTCATGGTCTTGACGATAGAACCTTCCACTTATGACCACCTCCAATTTGTATGCTAGCTCTGGCGAAGTGTTAATTATTTATCCACACTGTATCAACAGGTGGTTTATAATGAAGAGTCGAATATGTTAAGCTGCGCCTTCTAAGTATTTTTTTAGGAAGTATTTCTGCCCTTTTACTGTGACTAAAGGTGTACTATTTACATGACTGTTACCTGAATTGTGAAAAACCATTGTTTTCTTCACTTCGAACAATCCTTGTTTCATTGATCTTTGTGTTGGCTGATTCCAATCTGATCCTTGTTTAATCAAATATCCATCTTCACGTAATCTTTTCAGTAGGGTGTTTCCGCCAATTTGGTATCCATTCTGGCTGATTATCTTCGCCAACTCCCGTACAAGGATTGAATCTTTACTTGTCTCAAGTGCTTTTGCAAAGTTTACTAATGGCTTGTCCAATTCAATCTGAAGTTCAAGTCGCTTGCGCGCTTCCTGTTCTTCTTTAATTTTCTGACCTGCTGCTATGAGTAAATCAGGATTGTTTAGTAAGTCGTCTGTTGCATACATTCCATGTTTGCGGATGTTTGGTAGTACTTCGTGAGTTACCCAGCGTTTGAATTGCTTTGCTTCTGGCTTTCGACTACTCAGGATAAGGGAGTACAGACCAGGTTCATTAACAATATTTGTTTCTCCCTGACGACCTAAGTTGAACTTAGCCCGTTCATCTTCATCGAGCGCCTTCATTGACATGCTAGGATTTGAAAGCTCTAAAACATCACAAACATCTTTGGCAATCCACCAAGGTTGTCCATCTTGAATAACAACGCGAACAGCATGACTAGAAAAGTTGAATACTTGAAGTTGATTCATCATTAAACCTCCTTAAGCACTTTTATTCTTAGAATCTAAGAAATTGTTCTTATAAAAAAATGTAGGGTCTACGCCAAGTCCTTCTCTACAAATTCTTTCATATTCATCCGTTGTCATAGGTTGTTTGTTAGTCATAAACCTAGAAAACTTTTTCATGTTAAATCCCGATTTCTCAGCTACACGAGTGAATTTCAAACCACTCGTGGTTATGTAGACTCGGATATTTTCATTCATCTTCATCTTGTCACCACCTCTTAATATCTAAGACTTATGTACTTAATATAATTCTTAGTTTCTAATCTGTCAAGATATTTTTTCTAAGTTTTTAAGAGTTCATTCTGAGTAAGTGAGAATTTTGTTATACTACTTCTTTGAAGGAGGACATAAAAAATGAATAATCTAGGAGAACGTCTGAAACAGGCTAGGATAAATAAAAATATGACGCAGGTTCAAGTTAAACAACATACTGGCATTCACAATAAAACTTTAAGCGGTTATGAAAACGGGGTATCTGAACCAGATTTTGAAACATTAAAGACGTTATCTAAATTATATGAAGTATCTTTAAATAATTTATTAGGTGCAGAAGCATTTTCTAATTTATCCGATATTGATAAGAAAGGATTAGAGAAATTCCGTAATCTGGATCAAAAGGACAAAGAATTTTTAATTGATTTTATGGAGAGGATGCAAAAAAAATAATCCCCGGGCCCGTGGGGATTATCATTCTGAGGTGCTATTTCTGGCTGTCAAACTTCTCGCATAATACTTCTAGTATATCTTCGTATTGTGCCGCATTCTGCAGCTCAACAATTAACTGTGATATTTCATGTTTACTTGCAAACTGCAGAAATGCTAAAAAAGTAGGTTCAAGGTCAGCCATGACATCCTCCTATGGAACGCCGCTCTAGTAGTTGTACAACCATTTTATACGAACATGCGTTCGATTTCAATGGATTTTTGTATGAGGAGAATAAGTCATGACCTATCGCCCAGGTCGATGCCTCCTCCGTCAGCTACTAAATTCACGTAAAAGAAGCCAACAATGGCTATCTGATGTCACTGGTATAGACAAGCACAGGATATCTCACTATGCCAGTAATAGAGGCTTAATGAGTTTATCTGCAGCCAAAACTATTGCAGCTGCATTACTCTGCAATATTGACGATCTATATGAGTGGATTGACGGAGAGGACGAAGAGTAG